TATGGTGTTCACGGATAAACCCTCCGTGATGAGTGGATATTTTATAGAAAAATGCCTAAACGTTTTAATGATGGGGTACACGGACAAACCCTCCGTGTTGAGTGGATATTTTATAGAAAAATGCCTAAACGTTTAATTGTGGTTTTGTATGGTGTTCACGGATAAACCCTCCGTGATGAGTGGATATTTTATAGAAAAATGCCTAAACGTTTCATTTATGGGGTACACGGATAAACCCTCCGTGATGAGTGGATATTTTATAGAAAAATGCCTAAACGTTTTGTTGTGTTTTTGAGTTTTTGAGCTCCCGAAGGAGCGTATGTCAACTATTTTTCCTAAACCAGGACGGCTCTCATGGTAACGTCCAGAAGAACACGGGAGCGTCGCAGTCGAGTGATTGCTCCATTATTGTGATTAGTCCGTGAGTGTAGCCGTATTTGTTATCTAGCATTCGTGACCAGCCGCCTGGGTGTTGCTCCACGTGAGCCTGCTCTAGCGACTAATGAGTTATCTCATTTATCGCCCTTTTTAGAACTCGGGTTTTTGCAGGGTTGAGCGTCTAGTTCGTCCTAGACAGTTGCTCTTTTGACAACCTAAGTCTGTAGTCGACCACCTTCTCCATCAGTGGAAGCCCGGAGCACCAAAGCTGTAGCTACTGAATAGTTGCAACGTTTAGCTCAGAAGCGAACAAGTAATTGTTAAACTTCTTCTTCTGGACTGTCTCCAATGGTATCTTGTGGGTCACGTTAGCTTGGGCAACGACCCTGTCAATCTTCCTGGTGAGTCTGAAGTTGCCGTGACAGTAACCGTCTCGACTGAGGAAGTCAACGAATTCCCAGGAATCGAGCCTGAGTTCTCTGGCGCACTGGCCTAGTCCGTAAATGCCCACGGTCACGTCTGGAGCATGTGTGATGGACAGATCTTTTGAGAGCTGTTCCATGGCTCTTGCCTCCCCCGCGATCATCACGTCGTCCCCTGCTGCGTACACTACGAATCGCGTGCTTTCCCCGAAGAATGCTTTCCTTCCCTCTTCCTCGCCGAATGACAAAGAAATGAGATACGCGCAGAAAGTTAGCGTTCTAAGTGTGTTTCCGAGAGTAGTTCTGGTGGGGTGTCCGCTGAACGTGGTTCCCTTGATCTTTAGCTTGTAAAGCATCTTGTTTTGGAACTAAGAAACCGCAGTGAACTCGTCGGTGACGCACGCTCTCAAAGTTTTCTGTATTATATCTTCTGGAAATCCCTCTGCTCTCAGTATTTCTGGTATCATCTCTTCCAGATATGGAACGTCCACTGCTTAGATGATGGGGAGGTGCTGGTGGGAGTCGTGGGAAGAACCGTCGAAGACTAGGGTCTTGACCTCCTTCCATCGCGTCATTAGTGCGTTCCTGTCATCTGTGATCTTCTTCGCGAGGTTCTCGTTGTTGTACCCGCAAATGAACCCGGGGATGATCTTCTTGCAGGTCTTGAGTAGCCTGCGATTTACGTACCCTGGTACTGACTTTAGGGTGCGGTGTGGGCCCCATATCTACCTGGGTCTTCCGCTGCGAACTCCTCTGTTCCAGTCTGCGTTCTTTGTCCTCTGCCACTCTCCTGTTTTTGTGAAGC